AAGAGTGTATCAAAATCATGGAACGATATTGCGAAGTTATCTATGGGTGATTATCTCATCATGGGTAACGATGACCTAGAGTATGATACGATAGGTTGGGATCAAAAGTTAGAAGAAAGATTAAGTCAATTAGAAGATCCATACTGGTGTAGTTGGGTCAATGATGATATCAATGGTGCGAGACATTGTGCCTTCCCTATCATCAGTAGAGAGTGGTATGATACACTAGGTTATTTCGCACCAGGTATATTCAACTTTGGATATAATGATACATGGGTATTTGATATCGCAAAGAGGATCAACAGGACGAATTACATAGGTGATATATTAGTCAGACATAGACATTTTTCAAAAGATAGTAATGAGAATGATGATACCTATGCTCGTAATAGAACGCAAGAGAAAGGTAACCTATATCGTATAGACAAGGGTATCTTTGAGAGTGAGGCGAAGACGAGAGAGTTACACAGTAAGAAGATAGAGGCGAAGATAAAAGAATTTCATCTAAAGAAACTGAATGCTAACCAGGTTGATTATCCAGAGAACCACAGACACATGAAACTCAATGATTTAAAACCAGAGTGGGCAGCGACATCACACAAACTCAAAGACGATCCAACAGAGGATATGGAACGTAAGTTAGAACATCTATACGACAGCGTGAGGAATAATGGTATGAAGTTCCCAATACTTGTCGCTGAAGATAAGAGAATATTAAGAGGTAATCAACGTTTCTATTTCGCAAAAGACCACGGTTATGATGCCATATCTAGTTACGTCATCAAAGACGCAGACATAGACAAGTGGATCCAGAGAACATATATAGATGAGGACGATTGGTTGTGATGAGATACGCTATATACAGAATACACTATGGGTTAGACTTTCTTGGTCAATCAATAGATAGTATCCTGAACCACGTAGATAAGGTATTCATATTCTGGTCTAAACAACCATGGTACAAAGAGTGTAAAAATCTACCACCAATGGACGAGGACGTATATCGTTTCATACATACCAGATATCCAAAGAACGATAAGATAACATTGTGGGAACGTGAGTATGAAAAACCACTGAACCAATATCATCTAATATACACAGAGATATGCTCATTCATGCCTAGACCAGACCAGGTGTTATGTATGGAACCAGACATGGTGTGGGGTGATGATATAAAGAAGATATGGGATATCAAAGACGCAGAGATATCATTCAAACAGATAGAGTTCTGGAAGAACGAGGAATGGTATGTTAAGAGAGAACAAGAACGACCAGGTCCAACACTATACAATGGTGTTGTGCCATCAACAAAGAAGGGTTGTTTCTCCAACATATATTTGGTACACCCAGAGTATCAATGTTACAACTATGGTTTCTGTCTAAACCCAGAGACGATGTTATACAAACATGAGGTCGCCATACAATCATCTAAATACTACAGAGACAGCCCACCAAGTAAAGAATGGTATCAGGACAAATGGTTGAACTGGACACCAGAGACGAGAGATATTGAAATCGCAGAGAAACATAAACATAAGATAAAACAAGCATGGCCCTACCAAAAATAAAAGATTATAATCCAGTTAGGATATTCAACGGCAGAGGTTTTGAGATAGGCCTCTATGAGAAAGATGGTGAGTATATCATCTATAGATATGCGGCACGAGGCAAGGTGAAAAACTTTGTGAAGAATTATGAATACATCGATAACGAAGATGTTTCACACCTTAAACCAATCACAGAGGAGAAGGGTAATGAGATTTTAGATAGGGTGGAGAAGGGAATGAAATATTCTAACATCTATCTTTTCTATGATGAGACACCTAGAGAAACAGAGATGGCCCATGAGCCAAGTGAGGAAGAACATAAATTCACATCGACAGGTATAAAGTGGTGGAGACACCAACAGGCGATGTTGAACTACAAGAACAACGACCCTAACACGGTCATATCCACACACATAAGTCCAGAGGGTGCGTGTAATCTCAAATGTCCATATTGTAGTGTGACGTATAGAGATACCCATAGTCGTATAGACATGGACACGATAAAAGACTATGTGACCAAATTAAAGACGAGAGGGTTGAAAGCAGTAATATTAACTGGAGGTGGTGAACCTACTGCTTACAAACACTTTAACGAGTTAGTCAGATGGTTATATGGAGAGGGACTACAAGTCGCATTGATTAGTAATGGTAGTAAGAACTATTGGAAACGAGTTGATGAAGATGTATGTAAGATGTTTACATGGGTAAGAATATCAATTAATGTATTCTTCGATTGGGAGAATAGGATAGGACTACCACTAGAGAAGTTTGATATGTCGAAGACAACGATTGGTAATTCCATGGTATATACGGTCGAACACGAAGCGTCAGACGAGGTGATGGACGATAGGGTAGGATTACTGGAGAAAGTATCTAAGGTCGCAGACGCATGTGGCAGTAAATATATCAGACTACTACCAAACTGTCTATTGAAACAAGAGAATTTAATTAGGCAACACAGGAGTTTAGATAACGTATTGAAACAGGTGAAGGATAAACGTTTCTTCCACCAATACAAGGTACATGGTGCCCCTAAACAACATGTTTGCCATCAGAGTTATTTCAGACCGTATCTCTCAGAGGAGATACATAAAGAGACTGGCAAACCTGGTACGGTTTACCCATGTGATAGTGTGGTGTTGAATGATAACTACGAACACTTCCATGAGAGTTACCAACTATGCCATGCCTCAGATGTGTTAGACTACATGGACAAGAAAGTCAAACAAAAGTTTGACGCTAGTAAGGATTGTGCGGGTTGTGTCTTTACGAACAATGTGGATATGTTAGATGATTTCATCAACGACAAAGTTGATAGATTTGCTGAATTTGGAGAACCTTTAGAACATGAAAACTTTATTTAACGAGAACGAATACTTTAACGAGGATTATTACGAGAGAGGTGCGGAGACAGGCAAGTCTCTATATTCACACTATAGATGGATGCCTGAACTCACCATGCCAATGGCACATCATATCGTAATGTACACGAAACTATTACCAAAAGAGAAGATACTAGACTTTGGTTGTGCCAAGGGATTCACCGTGAAGGCATTACGTCTCATGGGTTATAAATCTTTTGGTGTAGATGTATCAGAGTATGCCATATCACAGATAGAGGAGAAGACACGAAAGTGGTGTGGTGCGATAAAACCACAAGACGCTTTAGTTTGTGCTGAGGGTGGTTACGATTGGATATTATGTAAGGACATATTAGAACACATACCATACGATAAGATAGACGAACAACTAAAAGTATTATACAATGGTGGTAAGAAACTGATGGCGATGATACCACTTGGTGATGGTGAGAAATACGTCATTGATAGTTACGAGTTTGATAAGTCACACTTCATACGAGAAGATATAGAGTGGTGGGGTGATAGATTTATAAGAGCAGGATTTAGATTAGACCTGGCGACACACGATATGGGTCCATTTAAGAAGAACTGGCAATTCGCACCAGAGGGTAATGCCCTGTTCATGTTGAGTAAATGATAATACTAGGATTATATATTGGACACAATGCGAGTGCTTGTGTCATCAAAGATGGTGAGTTGTTAATCAACTGGGAACTAGAGAGGTATACTAGGGTCAAACATGACTTTGGTTACAACAACAAGTTTATTGAGAAGACGTTAGAACATTGTGGTCTTACATGGATGGACGTTGATATCGTTGCCTGTAATAATCCCAAGACGATTACGAGATGGCGTGAGAAGAACAAAATGGAGAATCCGCCATTCTTAATACCAACAACTGGTGGGGTAGAATACAAAGAGTTTCCCATATCAAAATACACGAAGGGTATTGCGGTCAATCATCACCTGGCACATATAGCCAGTGCCTACTATACTTCACCCTATCTATCAAGTAGGGCGATATCATGGGATGGTGGTGGCGATAGTGAGAACTTCGCTACGGCACATTGTGAGGGTAACAAGATTAACAATTATCAACCAAGAGAGAAAGAGAACATCGCCGCATACTGGTCGTCCCTATGTTTCAGTAACTATAGAATGAAACGATTACACGATTGGGACCCTGGTAGTGGTGCTGGCAAACTCATGGGTCTATCCGCATATGGCACACCAGGTGACGCAGAGTTAGTCCATAAACTAAAGACAACATTGGCAGAGGCACCAGATCCTAAGAACTTTGACCCAAGGGCAAGAAGTTTCAACAAGGATGAGGACCTATCAGATACGACAACGAGTAGGTCGCAGGATGTTGCCGCAACATTACAAGAATACACCATAAGAAGATTGAGGGAAGAAATAAAAGAAATGCCAGTTGGCGAGGTCAATCTATGTTACGCTGGTGGTCTGGCATTGAACTGTATCGCCAATAGAGATATCATCAACAACTCACAATTTGAGAACCTACACGTACCACCATTCCCCAACGATACAGGACTGGCGATAGGGGCCGCACTATATGTATGGCACCATGTGTTAGATAATCTAAAGACAACAGAATACTTTAGTCCATACACAGGACCAGATTATAAAGTAGGCACACCAGATGTACAGAGGGTGGGTGAGTTGATACGAAAATGGAAGATAGTAGCATACTATGAGGGACGTAGTGAGAGTGGTCCAAGGGCACTAGGACATAGGAGTATATTCGCTAACCCAAATATGCCAGATGTGAGAAAGATATTGAACGAACAGGTGAAACATAGGGAGTGGTATAGACCATATGCCCCTATCGTACCTGAAGAATATGCGGACGATTGTTTTACAGATTATAACAAGTGGTCACCATATATGCAGACCAGTGCCATAATCAAACCAACATTCAGAGGACACCTCGCAGGTGTTAATCATGTTGACAATACGACAAGACCACAGATACTAAAGAAGGAACATAACCCGACACTATATAATATAATACTGGCGAGTGGGTTACCCGCTATATTGAACACGAGTTTTAACTATCAGGAACCTATTGTAGAGACACCTGAACAAGCGATGGCAACGGCAGAGAAAATGCCTATTGACGCATTGGTGATTGGAGAAAAAATATATGAATACAAGTGAGAAGATTGACCACGTAGTAAATTGGATAGGAGACTATGCCAACAAACATAAGTTTGATACATTAGTTGTAGGTATATCTGGTGGTATAGATTCCGCGGTAACATCAACTCTATGTGCCATGACTGGACTAAGAACAATGCCCATCATCATGTCTATAAGAAATAAAGATATACTGGCATTAGAACACACATGGTGGTTAGATGAGAAGTTTAACAACGTAAGTCGCAGAGTGATAAACCTAGAGAAGATATTCACAGAGTTTGAACATGGTAGTAAATACATAGGGGCAGATAGTGAGTTGGCATTTGCCAATAGTCGCAGTAGATTAAGAATGATGATGTTGTATCAGATAGCACAATCTAATAATGGATTAGTCGTTGGCACGGGTAACAAGTGTGAGGACTTTGGTGTGGGTTTCTACACGAAGTATGGAGATGGTGGTGTTGATATATCACCTATCGCAGACCTATATAAGAGTGAGGTATATCACATCGCAGAACATTTAGATATCATTAAGAAGATTATGGATGCCGCACCTACTGATGGATTGTGGGAAGATGGTAGAACAGACGAACAACAACTAGGTTATAGTTATGATGATTTGGAGAGGGCTATGAAGGCAGATTTATCTGGTCAGGTAGTAGAAGATCCAAACCTTATAGATATAATGGAAAAGTTTAGAACAATGAGGGGCAAGAACAAACATAAGATGTCAATGCCACCCGTATGTAAAATGGAGATAAAATGAGAAGGAAAAAATTACAAGTAGGATTTGTGGGTCTTGGTAAGTTAGGTAAGATTGCTGCGGAGACCATACATGAGTTTCACCATTGTTTTGGGTATGATTTATACTTTGATGACCCAGAGACATCACAGGAGAGACAGGATGCCGTGAGGTGTCATACATCTTCTAACCTAGCGGGTGCTTGTGAGGATAGAGATATCGTATTAATAGCCGCACAGACACCACATGATGAGGCATATGATGGGAGAGAACCCACAAGTCACTTACCACCAAAAGATTTTAACTACGACCACATCAAAAAAGCAGTGGCAGATGTTGACGCTCTGGTAGATGAGGGCACCGTCATCGCAGTAATATCAACGATGTTACCAGGCACGGTGAGAGAACATATCGCACCACTCGTAAAGAGAGGTCGTTTCGTCTATAATCCATATCTCATCGCACAGGGCACAGTGGCACATGATATGATGTACCCAGAGATGATTATGATTGGCACGGAGAATGGTGAGGAAGATGAGGTAGTAGAAAAACTATACCAACTATATGACCCAATGGTACAAGAGGGTACACGATTTGAGATTGGTACATGGGAAGAGATAGAGGCACTCAAAGTCTTCTATAATACTTTCATTAGTGCTAAGTTAGGATTAGTCAACATGATACAAGATGTGGCGATGAAAGTTGGACACATGAACGTTGATGTTGTCACTAACGCATTGAAGAACAGTACGATGAGGATAATGGGTCCTAGTTACATGAAGGCAGGATTTGGTGATGGTGGTGGTTGCCACCCAAGAGACAATATCGCCCTAAGAGTGTTGAACGAGAGATACAACCTTGGTTATGATTTATTCGACAGTATAATGAAGGCGAGAGAAGAACAGGCGAACAACATGGCACAGTATTGTCTAAGTTTCGATATGGACGTTGTCATACTTGGTAAGTCATTCAAACCAGGATTGAAAGATGATCCCGCAGGTAGTCCATCCATGTTAGTGGGTTGGTATATACAGGCCGCAGATGCTAGTAAGAAGGTATATTACGATAAGGCGCCAGATGAAGGGGCATATACCTATCTGATACATGATAAGGGATTGATGCCAGAGGTATTCAACCCAGGTAGTTGTATCATTGATCCATACAGGGAACTAAAAGATTCTGACCAGACGAAACATTGTGTTATCAAACACTATGGTAATAGTAGATGAAATACCTCTTTGGTTTTCCATACTGGGTCTACAAGATAGACCCAAAGTCCTATGATAAACAAAAGATAGACGCTGATATAATCAACAACTACTATATCAATCCAGTGCGGAACAAGTGGGACAATAAGTCCTACATGAAATCTGAACTACACCACAGTAATAGTGATGTGAATAATCCACACTATAGGGAGATAGACTATACGAAGTTGATGAGGCAATACCAGATGTTGTTTGGCACATTCATCAAGGAGTTAGATATAGGTGACGCTGATGCTAGTTTTGATATCACAAACTACACGGCGATGAAACGAGGACAGTACATGAGGAAACATAATCACATAGGTGATTGTGATTTTACCTGTGTCCACTATTTCAGATACAACCCAGAGGAACACCCATCAACGACATTCTATAATCCTAATAATGGTTCCACGAGTATCAGGTATCTACGACCAGACCATTACAATAAGTTGAACATAACAAAACCAGAACATAGTTTTAGACTACCATACTTCCAACTACCCGCAGTAGAAGACGAGATACACATAATGCCAAGTGAGGTTGAACATGAGGTGCCACCATTCGTTTCTGACGAGTTGAGGGTCACAATCGTTGTAAATCTCAGGATCAAGTGAAAAAATAACGTCATATTTGAACGAGGCCGAACGGAAAGAAATACGGTAGTATGATTGTACCCAGTGGATTTACGGATTTGTTAAACTTTTGTTACACTAATATTTCAATGACTATATAATAATTCAAACAGGAGGCTTTATGTCTAAAGCATACTTTCAACAACTTTCAAAAAAGGTAATCAAAATGGAACTAGGTAATCCAGTAATAACAGCATTGGTAGGACTTGTTATATTCTATATAGGTCTAAAGATGTTTTCAGGTGGTATGAAATCTATGGGTAATTTGGAACACCTATCTTACTTCACAAATAATATAGTTTTCATGTTTTTTGGTGGTATTGTTATGACTTTGTTGTGGCAATCTTCATCATTATCAACAACGGCAATTATTGCCTTGGTCGCTTCTGGTGCCATACCATTACCTGCGGCTATAGCCTGTGTCCTGGGTGCCAATCTAGGAACGACAGGAACAATATGGTTGGCAGGGTTATTAGTATCTGATGGTATGCCAAAAGGTGATACACTACGAATTGCTATTGCCCATACAGGGGTCAATCTATTCATGGCCGCTACATTATTGCCATGGGTTGGGGCAATTGCTAAATTTTTGACCAGAATTACATAGAACATTACAAGAACAAATGGGGTGTTGCGAAAATACAACACTCTTAATCTATTAAGTTGTTGAAAAACAACACTTTTAATTTCACTTTTTTTTAATTTTTTTGTTGACTTTCATGGTATTTCCGTGTATAACTGTATGTATTATGAAAAACAAAAAACAAATTATATTATTTTATATAACTTTCGCCTTGATTATCTGGTTTGGATTTTACCAGTGGAATGAACAACTTGCTTTGGGGGCTGTCTAATGATTGAACCATTTATTCTTATAATGTTTTTAGTTGGATTTGCTCTAGGTATTGGAATCTTCTTTTCAATAGTTCTAGCGGCTCTTAGACTTGCGTGGAAACTTGCTCCATATGTATTCGCTATCGCTATAGTGTATATGGTTATTATGTGGGTGGTTGCCTAATGTTTCACATAGTTTATACCAGAAGTTACTACGACAGGGAACATGAGGGTGGTCATTTTGATAACTCTTGGACAGTTATGAGAAATGTTCCTTACTCAGAGATTAATGAATATACACCGTACAGACTTGCGGAGAAAAAGATAGCGTGTGACGCTTTCTATAAAATGAATGACGAGAACAGAATGTCCTATGATGAGATACAGATTGACAAAGACCAATGTTTTTCGTCTAAGTGTTATATTGTAGATGATGAGGACTATTTAAAGAAATACAAAGATGTATATGATTACACCTTTGATGATGACTATTTTTATAACTATGGACAAGATTGTGAGTTCATGGTACAACAAGATTACGGGAGATAATAATGGAAGAATTGAAAATGATTGAAATGATGGACGAGTTACTGGACATGATTAACGGTGACGAAAAACCAAAGACAAAATTAATGTATGTCCAGAGAAAACTTCTGGCACTAAAGAAGGATGCCCAGGAGAAAGTGGACGATACTGAGAATGAATACTCTCCAGACCACATGGACCCCTATGAGAAATGGTTAGAGAATGAGAGAATTGAGAGGACCCTTAATAATCTTTAGGCTTGACTTTTGGTCGAGTTTATGATATAATACGTCATGGCATTTATATACACACATAACACTTCTCCTCGTAAGTATAAAAGAGTTGTTAAGAACAAGTCATACTATGAGGCAAAGAAACAACAAGACAAGTTATTGAAGTCTATGGGTATTGATCCAAACAGACGATTAAGAAAACCACGAGTTACATTACCACTAGACCAAGTTGGTAAGTTGAAGACTTATAATAATGATATAAAAGTCGAACAACAACCAATGTATAAGTCAAGTGGCACCAAACCAGTTTCTAACGTCAAGTTAGAAGTAAGTAAGAAGTTCACCGTGGCTCCTGCTTACAACAAGGGTCCATCTATGGTAGTTGGACGTAAAGACATAAAAGATATAGGAAGGTAATACATTATGGCTACTAAGAAACAAATACTTGAAAACACACTATCTTTAGAAGATATAAGAAAAGAGTTTAACTCCTACAAAACTGATGAGAGAAAGGCGTCATTCCTACAAGAAATGGCAGGTCTTAATCTACCATACAAGATTAACTGGCACAATCTCAAAGACGCATGGTTAGGTAACAAAGCGTGGCCTGAGAAGACACCACAACAAGGTGAAGATGATGAGGCATGGTGGGAGAAAGAAAAGACAGTAAATGAAAAGATACTATCAGATAATGTTGAACCCATACAGGGACAAGATGATAAACCATTGACGAAGGAAGAGGTTGAAGCCCTTATATGAAATGGATAAACCTAGCGATAATGACGGCAATATTGATTAGTATATTGTGCCTCTATTCCATCACCAACGTACCATTATAAATAGTATATTCGAAGTGAAGGAGATAATATAAGATGTACAAAGTATTTACTAAACCTAATTGCCAGTTCTGTGTGAGGGCGAAGGGACTGTTAGACAGTCTCAATATCCCATACGAGACGTATCACTTAGGCACATCAACTGAGGGTGGAGAAGGTAACTATACCGTCACCCTAGACCAAATGTTTGAAATGATTGGCAAACCTGTAAGAAGTATGCCTCAGATAATGGAAGATGATAAACTTGTGGGTGGATTTACAGACCTACGAGAACACTTAATTAACGAAGGTAAGATTAATTTCGCAGGCGATAAACTATGAACGGAAAAGTATTAGCATTCCCTAGTGGAGAAGAAATAAAAGTCAATAAGGTACAGACCACGCAGAAAAAGATTTTAGATACACAATCTAAACAATATGCGGACTCCCTTACTGACGACCTGGTCATACAGGTCATTGGTTCTCTACAGAATGAGGGTATGGATATTGGAAAGTCTAATGGGGATAAAACATTCTTAGATGTTGGTATATTCCTAGAGGCATTCCGTGGCATGGTTTATAGAGAGTTGGATATTTCACACCCATTCCACGATGTCACCAATAACTTGATGTATGTTGAGAAGATGGGTAAGAAGAAATACTCCGTTGCCAATTATTCAGGCACGGAGATAAAGACTAATACAACTGAACTAACAGATAATGACGTTGAATTTGAAAGCGAGATTGACCTAGATGATACTGATTGATTATTCACAGATAGCAATTGCTAACTTAGTTATTGCCCTAAAACAAGAGGGTAACTTACCAACACCAGAAATGGCACGATACATGATACTGAATAGTATCCGTGGTTATGTCCATCAATACAAAGAAGAATATGGACCAGAAGTTGTTATCGCTGTTGATGGCAAACACCCATGGAGACGAGATATCTTCCCGGCATACAAAGCCAAACGTAGGGAACGCAGAGAAGATGAGGACCATACTAACACAGATATAATCTACGAGTATATGGATATCATTCGTAGAGAGATAGAAGAAAACTTCCCATACAAGACCATCAAGTTAGATGGTGTAGAGGCAGATGATATCATCGCCGTGTGTGTGAAGAAGAACGTTGATGGCAAATCTTTAATTATCAGTAGTGATAAAGATTTCCAACAACTACAGAAATACCCTAACGTCACACAATACTCACCAGTATTGAAGAAGTTTTACGAGACAGATAGTCCACAGGAGTATATCTACGAACATATACTACGAGGTGACCCAGGTGATGGCATACCAAACTATCTATCACCAGATGATACCTTCATCAATGGCATAAAATCTAAACCTATAATGAAGAAGAAACTTGTGGGTTGGATTGATACGTTGATGAGAGGTGAAGACCCAAAAGAATTTTGTAATGAGTACCATCTTAGAAACTTTCAACGTAATCAGAGACTTATAGACTTTGATTTCATACCACAAGAAATCCAAGATGATATATATAAACAGTATGAAGAAAAAGAACCACAGGGCAAGAACGCAATATTGCCCTATTTAATTAAGAATGATTTACAATCATTGATTGGAAAGATAGAGGAGTTTTAAGATGGCTGATAATTATAACCTTTCGTACCACGAGATACTTACCAAAGTCAATAATAAGAAAGATAAAAAAGGTAAGATTGAAGTTTTACAAAGATATGATACAAATGAATTAAGAATGTTTTTGAAGGGCGCTTTCGACCCTAAGTGTGAATGGTTAATGCCAGAGGGCAAACCACCATACAAACCAAATGAGGCACCACTGGGTACTGAACACACTTGGTTGAAACAAGAGGTGAAGAGAATGTTTCACTTCCTAAAGGGTGGTAACCCACAACTATCCCAGATGAAAAGAGATAACATGTTTATCCAGATGTTAGAGGGTCTATCCGCGGAAGAGGCAACCTTACTGATACAGGCGAAGGATAACGAGTTGAACAAACATTATAAGGGGTTAACATCTAACCTGGTACGTGAGGCCTTTGGTTGGGACGAAAACTTTATGCGAATAAACAAATAAGTTGTTGAAAAACAACACTTTTAATTTCACTTTTATTGTCGATTTATGTTGACAAATCGCTTGTTTTGGTATATATTATACCTATAA